GCCTACGCCAGCCCCCGTCGGCAACGTGGCCGGATCGGCGAACTTCGTGCCAAACCCACTGCCGCTCCACGGATAGACGGAGACATTGGGCGAACTGGCGTGCGCGACCGCTATAGCATCGCCGGACGGGGAGAAGGCAACGCCTAGGCCATCCCCCGTCGGCAACGTGGCCGGATCGGCGAACTTCGTGCCAAACCCACTGCCGCTCCACGGATAGACGGAGACATTGGGCGATTCGTAGTGCGCGACAGCCAGCGCATCGCCGGCCGGCGAGAAGGCTATGCTATTTCCACCGTCCGGCGGCGTTGCCGGATCGGCGAACTTCGTGCCAAACCCACTGCCGCTCCACGGGTAGGCGGAGACGGAGGGGGACAATTCGTGCGCGACGGCCAGGGCATCGCCGGCCGGCGAGAAGGTGATGCCTACGCCAGCCCCCGTCGGCAACGTGGCCGGATCGGCGAACTTCGTGCCAAACCCACTGCCGCTCCACGGATAGACGGAGACATTGGGCGAACTGGCGTGCGCGACCGCAACAAACTGCGCCACCGGCCAGCCCTATGCGGCAGGTGCACGCTTGAGTCGGACCCTCTCGACGGCCGCGGCGTGCGCCTGCGGATTGCGGATGCGCCGCTTGAGCGCCTCGTACACGCGCTCGACCACCGCCATCTGCTCTTCGACTTGCTCGACGCGCTGCGCGAACTGCGCACGCTGCGGATCGCCTGGTGGCAGCGCGGCGATCATGTCCAGGAAGTTCTGCCGGTCGATGTCGTAGTGAAACCACTCCATCTCGCGCCCGTGCATCGCTTCGGCGATATGGTCATCCATGTAGTCGGTACTGAGCTGTTCGTACTTCATATCCTCACCTCGCGTTGATCCGCATCCGCCCCAGCACGTCCGCCCATTGCTGGATGGTGCTCACGGGCCTCCTGACGTCCCGGATATACACACCCGCGTCATCCATCTCCAGCACCACCGCCAGGTCCGGACGCTCGGACAGCCGGCACACCGCATCAGCCACCACATCCAGCACCCACGGATCGGCGTCCTCGCGGACCAGACACACCATATGGCTGCGCCGCGCGTCGGCGTCCTGGCGCAGGCACCACGCCACCCGAGCCGTGTAGCCCGCGGCTTTGGCCCGAGCCCAGGCGTCGATGGCAAAGTCCTCGCAATCGCCCGCGCCCGACGCGGAAAGCTCGGCCGGCGTCTGCCACACGTCCCCGCCGTCCCGCTCGCGCTCGTACCGGGCGCAAGCGTTGCTTTCGGACAGAATGGCCTGCAGATCGACCACGTCAAACATCCAGGTTGTCGGCAATCACGCGATCGTCCGCCCGCTCGGCCAGCAGCGCCAACAGCTCGCGCTGAGCCTCCTCGGCGTCCGCCCGATCGATGGCGCGCACCACCGCCCGCATGATGACCAGCACGACCAGCCCCGCCAACAGCCAGGTCATGAACCGGCGTTGATCGTGATCGTCGCCGTCATCTGCCAGCTTTGCGCGCTGGTCTTGGTGCCCAGGTTCTCGACCTTGCGCTGCATCATCGTGCCCGCCGCTGCGGCGTTGAAGATGCCCCACTCGTTCCATGCGAAGTTCGCGTCGCCGGTGGCGAAGGTGGCCCGAAACGTCAGCACGTTGCCGCTGCGCTGCGGATAGGTGGCGTCCATCGCCTTGCGCAGCTTGTTGGTGGCCGCCTGCAGGTCGGTCTGCGTGGCGGCAAAGGCGGTCGCGCTGTCGCCGGCGGCGATATACGCATTGGCGTTGTCGAAGGCCGTCACCGCCTCGCCGATGCTGGACTGCGCCCAGTAATCTCGCATTGCATTGGTCATGCCCATGGCTCAGCCCTCGCGTTCCGCCAGCGCCGCGGCGCGGATCGGCGCCGTGAAGGCAATCTCATCGTCGGTCGCCCGCAGCCGCCCGCAGGCCGTCTCGAAATCCACCGGCGCGCCGTCCACCAGCAAGTCGCCGTGGCCGAACAACACCGTGCGCTTGGCGAAGTCCGCATCGCACACCACCACCCCGCCCGCCGGCGTGGTCTGCCCGTCGTAGAACGCCGACACACTCACCCGCACGCTAGGCATGGTCATCGCCTCCCTGCCGGGCCAGCCACTCGGCCAGCGGCGCCGTCTCGGAAGTCTCGATCACCTCCACCGGCGTCTTGCCTTCCTCGAACTCGCCCTCGAACTTGGCCAGCCTCATGTGCACCGTCACCGTCGGCCCCATCGCTTCGTCTGCCATGACTCACCTCACACAATCTGTTGTAGGAGCGCGGCTGCGCCGCGCGATAACCGCCCGGCACAGCCGCCCCACCACATGGCCCACTCAGGTGTACGTAATCACCCCATTGCTGTTGCGGTACTTCACGTACAGCGAGGCATAGGTCAGGCAGTCGCGCTTCTTCGCGACTTTGCTTTCCATCATCTGCCACGGGTTGAACGTGAAATTCGTCCCGCGATGGATGCGCAGCTTCACCGACTCCTTGAAGTCGATCAGCCAGCCGGCCTTGGCCGCCATCGTTTCGTCGTAGATGATGGTCCGCCCGTTGTACGGGAACATCTCGAAGTCGCCCCAGCCCTTCTGGCTTTTCAGATCGTCGATGCGCAGCTGCAACTTGCTCTCGGCCCACGCCTGGAACTCGTCGTACAGGTCTTCCCCGCACACGAACACCGTCGGCCGGCGCCCACGATACGTGCACAGCCGCTCCAGCCGGCGGAACCCCTCGCGGAATTCGGTCGCCAGCGCATAACTGCCGCCACCGCTCTTGAGCCCGCGCTGGGGATTCCAGTACGCGAACCCCGGCGCCGTCGGGTCGATGCCGCCACAGCTCAGGTCATACCCAAGCACCCGACCCAGACCCATGAAGTCCCGCCCGTTGGCGTCCTGCGTGCCGCTCAGCAGCGTGCCGAAGTAATTGGCCATGCTGATCTCCAGCTGCTTGGCCTTCAGCTCCATCAGGTCGATCAGCTGCTCACGCCCGCTGTTCTTGGTCAGCTCCTCGCGGCTGTACATCTGCGTGCCGACGATATGGCCATAGGCAAACTTCGCCTCGCTCAGCACATCCGACGGCGTGTTGTCCACATCGTCATAGTGGCTGAACGACCGCACCGTCGAGTTCGGCTTGTCCATCACCCGCCACGGCACATGCGTGCCGATGCTGTCCCGGTACTCGATCAGACTGTTGTCCTTCAGATACCGCCATACCGGATGCGGAATCGTGATCTCGTCGCTGTAATCCTTGTCCATCTCCTCCATCGTGGTGATGAACATATCGTCCAGGTCCTCGATGCCGGCAAAAAGCGGCACCCCCGTGCTGTTGACAGCCATTGCGCTACCTCAAATCGTTACGCGGCGCCGTTGGCCGCGAGTCGTCGTTCTGCCCGTGCCAGCGCCGCCTCGGCCCGCGACTGCCCACCCTTCGGCGGTGCTGCCCGGCCCGTGCCGCCACGCCCCGGCGGCGGCTGCGTCGCCTGCTTGCGCCGGCCTTCCTCCGCCGCCTTCAGCGCCGCCACCTCCGCCCGCAGCGTATCCACCTGCGCCGCCTGCTGCTGCAGCGCCTCGAAGCGCGCCACCCGGTACGCCTGATCCACCGACAACATCGGCTGCGCCTGCAGCACATCCGCCACCGCGGGCCAGTGCTGCCTCAGGTCACCGTACTTGCCGGCGGCATCCGCCAGCTCGCGCTGGAACCGCTCGCGCACCTGCACCTGCTGCCGCTCGGCCGCCTCGCGTTGGCGTTGCGTGCGCTGCTCGCGCTCCAGGTCGCGTCGGGCCTTGTCACTGGCCCACTTGGCCAGTGCCGCCGCGTCCTCGAACTCCGCCGGCGGCGCGTCGGCCGCCAACGCGGACAGCTCCACGCCGGCCTGCTCGGCCAGCGTCTGCAGCACCCCGTGCGGGTCATCCTTGAACCGCGCCGACAAGCCCAGCAAGGCTTCCACCTCACCGGTCTCGTGCCCGGTCCGGCGCATGGCATCGAATAACGACTCGCTGCCCCGGCGCTGCTCGGCCAGGGATTGGAGTCCTCGTTGCAGCCCGGCCGTCATGTCCTTGTTCATCGCCAGGACCATCTGCCGAGCCTCATCCGTGGGCAGCGCGGCAAACCGCTCCGTCCACTCACGCGGCCAATCCTCAGGCGCCTGCGAGGTGCTGTCCGGCGACGGGTCATCGCCCGTCGCCGCGCCTGCCTTCGACGCATCTGCATCGGCCCCGCCGGCTGCCGCGTCGGTCTGGGTGCTGTCGCCGCCGTCACCGTCCTGCGCCTCACGCGCAGCGTGCCCGGCCGCCGCCTGCCCATCCGTCGCGTCCGCCGACGCAGAATCACCCGTCTTCACACCGGCGCGCGCCATCGCCCGCGCCATCGCCGACTCCGCGCGACTGCGCGGCGCCCGTACATCCGTGGACGCCCCACCGGCGCCGTCCTGCGACGCTGGCGCCGCCGCGCCCGCGTCATGGGCCGTTTCGACCACCGGCGGCGGCGCCTGGCCGGCCGCTGCGCCAGCCTCCAGGTCCGTCCCCTGTGCGTTGTCAGCTTGTGCGTTCATAGCAAGAGTCTACCCCCGAAAATTCTTCTCGCAGCAAATAACCTGCAAAAACACCACGCCTCACCCGCCCACCGGCTCATTGAACGCCCCCTGCAGCGCCTGCCCGTCGGTCTGCGCGTTCATCGCAATATCCTCACCCGGCGGGCGCTGCCCGGTGCCGGGCATCTGCCCCATCTGCACCGCGCTCATCACGTCCGCCGGCACCGCCTGCAACAGCGTGTTCACGTCGCGGAAATTCAGCTTGGTCAGCACCTGGCGCGCAAACACCTTGTCGAACACCGGCCCGAACCGGCCCAGGAACAGATTGGCCGCCTCGATCATGCCCTTGCGCTCCACCGGCGACAGCGCCGCCGCCTCGCCGCCCGGATTCACCGCCAGGGAGAACTCACCATCGAACGCCTCGCGGCCGTACTCCAGCTCCACCGGCTGGCCGTCCGGGCCGAACACCTTCAGCTTCTGCCCCAGCGGCGCGAACTCCGCCAGCAACGCCTTGTGCGCATACGCCACCTCGCGCAGATAGCTCAGAAACAGCCGCCGCTTGCGCGTGCCGCGCGCATTGCCAATCTGAAAAATATGCTCGGCCTCGGTCGCCGTATCCGCGCCGCCGCCCGGCACATCCGAAATGCCCGTCGTCTTGTCGATGTCCCGCTCGGCCGCCTGCTGCTGGTTGTACAAGTCCGCGTGCACCGACGGCGTGGTGATCTCGTCAAACAGGTCGGTCAGCTTCTCGCCGTCGGCCACATCCACCGCCACCGGCTCCACGTCGGGCCCGTTGTAGGCCCGGCGCACCTGATCGGCATCCACCGCGCCCTTCTTGAACACCGGAATGCGTTTTAGCTGCCGGGTCATGTTGGCCTGGCGCGTACGCACCTTGTCCAGCTCCACCGCCTGATTGCGCACATGCTCTATCTGCGGCACGCCGAACGGATAGTCATTGCCCGGAATCGGGATGAAAAACGAAAACGGCGAATCGTCCGGATGCTCGAACGTCATCGGCCACGGCTCCACCCGCACCGCCAGCATTTCGGTCGTGTCAGCGGTCTTTGACTTCGCGCCCTTCCTGCGCCGGCCGTTGTGCTCGAGCAGCGTCACCAACTCCGAATTGTCTTTGTCCCACACGTCGATCAACCGAACCGAATCCTCCTCATACGCTTCCTCCGGCGACTGCTCCACCCCATACAGGTCTTTCAGCCGATAGGCCGTGCCCTCGATGTCGGCCGGCACCGTGTACCGCTTATCCGCCTGCACCTCGGCCAGCGGCCGGATCACCTCGCGCCCGTGCCAGCGCGCCCGGCGTATCGAGCGCGACGAGGCATCAAACAGAAACTCCAGCGGCGACACATACTCGTCCTGCACCCCTTCGTAGACCGTTGCGTCCACTTCCACCGGCTCGGACAACGGCAACCCGTCACGCGTCAGCACCGGCTCAAACGAACCATCCGGAGCCACTTCCATCACCATCGCCGAGCCGGCCTGCACGCGCCGCGTCACCATCCGCCAGTAGCTGTAACTGACCCCGTGACCCACCACCACACCATCGCGCTTCACAGCGTCGGCCACCTCCTCGCGCTCCAGCAGCCCGGAACGCCGCATCGACCGCTCCAGCGCCGTCGCCAACAACGTCTCCCGATGCGTGTCGCTCATGCCCAGCTCCCGGCGCACATCCTCCGCCTTGGCATCAACGGCAATTTCCGGCACCTCGAGCAGCGCCATCGTCTGCTCGACGTTGCGAAAGATCGCCCCCACCTTCACCTGATCGCCCGTCGGCAACGTCACCGCCGCATCATCGTTCTGGTCCTGCATCGCCAGATAACAACCCGTGTGCAGCCGGGCATAACTCGCCCACCGCGATTCGTACTGCTCGCGCCGCCGCCGCGCCGCCACAATCCGCCGCCGCCACGTCGCCACATCCACCGTCGGCTTCATGCGCGTGCCTCGCCTGAACTGTCGGCTCTGTAGGAGCCCGGCTGTGCCGGGCGATCACCGCGCACCGCCGGACGCAGCCAATGCCACACCCCACGCGCCCAGGCCAGCGTGTACCAGCCACTCAACGCCAGAATTCCCCATTGTCCGGCCTGCCACGCCGCCACGAACCACAGCGGCTGCCCACACAGACCGACCACCGCGCCGACCCCGCGCGCCCGCCGGCCCGGCGAATTGACCAACCACGCCGCCGTCGCGCTGCACAGCACGATGCCGGCCTGGATGGCGTCAGCGGCGGTCATGCGCTATAGCCCTGCAAATCCTGATACGCCGCCAGCATGGCCGCCAAATCACCTGCCGCGGCCGCGCGCTCGGCCCGAGCCAGCGACTGGCGCATCGCCGTTGCGGCGAATACCCCGGTCGGGATTGCGTCGTACAGCCGCAATAGATCACGCACGCGTTGCTGCTCTTTCGGCAGTGCTTGCGCCAGTGATTCGCTCATGGGTCCACTTCCTGGCTCACCGCCCATCGGTGCGCGCCCTGCGCGTAGGCGGCGGCGCGGTCGCATCGCTCGGCGAAATCACGAAGAAATCCCGAAGCTCGCTCTGAAAGTTCGGCGCCGGTGGGGCCGTCCGCAGAAACGCCGGCAGCGGCGGTGGGGGAGGGCAGGGCGTCTCCACAAGACGCACGTGCTCCGGGGTCGCGCAACCGCCCAGCGCCAGCCAGAGCCCTGCGCTGGCGATCAATCTCAGCCTGCATCTGCGCATAGGTCGCCTCCGCCTGTTCGCTTACCCGTTCCTGCTGCGCCCGCAACATCTGTACCTGCGCCTGACGTTCCTGCACACGCGCCAACGCCTCGCGCAGCACCTGCGCCTGCGCCGCCTCGCCCCGCAGGCGCTCCACCGTCACCCCGCGCCGGTAGCCCATCCAGCCGGCCGCCACCGTCGCCAGCACCAGCGCCAACGCGCCGTACACCCACACACGCGTCACGACGGCGCCCGTCCGGTCGTCTTCTCGGTCCACTCGCGTCCCAGCCAGATCGCCAGAATCAGCGCCACCGCCGAGCCGTACTCGGCGGCGCCCATCGGCACCATGCCGGCCACCGGAAACAACCATGACCGCACAAACGCCGCCGTTACCGCCGCCCACGACACCAGCACGAACGGCAACGTCGCCGACTCGCGGCCCCGGCTGTCCCGGCAGGTCGGTGCCTTCATGCCGGCAGCCCGAAGCGCAGATCGCGCCGCAGTGCCTCTGGTGTCTCGCTCATCGGGCGAGCTCGAAGTGCGGGCTGTCGGATTCGCCGCGCTCGCGCGGATTGCCGTCCTGGTCCCAGTCGGCGCCCCAGCGCAACCCTACGCCAAGCTCGTCGGCCGCCGCGAACATCGCCGCGGCCACCGCGTCGAACCTGGCCGGCGTGCTCCAGTCGACGGGCCACGGCACTAGGTCGACCGCGTGCCCGTAGCCGTCAGCCTGGGCGAAGTGGCGCGAGTCGAGCGTCCACGTGACGATAGGCCCGGGCCGGGTCCGCCCCTGGGCGTATAGCTCGGCCTGGCGCTCGGGTGTGCGCACGCCCTCGAGGACCATGAAATCCTGGTCGGTGATCTCGATGGCGCGCTCGACGACGCGCACCAGGTCCGGGTGGACACCGCGCAGGTTGCTCCTGCTCCTGGCGCTCAGCGTGTATGCCATCGACTAGCCCCCGAACCGTGACCCGAACCAGCCGGCCAGCATCGTCAGCGCGAGCCACAACAGACGCTCGATCCGGTCCACCGACCACGTCGAACGTGCGCCCGCGGTCGATACGGATTCCATCTTCTCGCGCATCCGCGTTTGTTCTGCCCACAGGGCTTGGATGGCTTCCTGGTTTTGCGCCTGGCGTTCCTCGACCCGTACCAGCCGTTCGACCAGCCCACACAGCGCGTTCAGCTTGTCTTCCATCCCATGCAGCCGCGCCTCGAAGACCGACACATGGATATGCTCCGGCTGCTGCACGTGCGCCATCAGACAATGCTCCACCGTTCCCACACCCGCGTGCGGGCGGGTTTTTCCTCGACGCCCTTGGCCCGACGCCGCCCGCTCGAGCAGTCCACGCACGGCGCCAGGCGCGTGCGCTCGATAACATCCGTGGCTGCCTGCGCCCGTAGCCACGATTCCCCGCAAAACGCGGCAGTCATACGTAAACCGCCGTCGTGGCGGTGACAGGCAATCAATTTCGGCTCCGCTTTCCTGTTGCTCATGCGATCAAATGCCCCGCTCTGGCGTCGCGCAGCCGCCCCAGCCGCGCGAAGTGGTCCAGCAGCACCCGCGGGCGCGGATCGGGGTCCGCGGGCGGCTGCTGCGCGACTTCCTCGATCCTGGGCACCAGCGTCATCAGCACCGCGTCGGCGGAATTGCCGCTCGGCTCGCCGGTGCGCCGCTGGATGTCCTGCTTGCTCTCGACCTTGATGCGCCGGTCGCCGCCCTCGCTGTAGCCGGGCGTGGTCAGCTGCTTGCGCAGGCCCGGATGGGCGATCAGCGAGCAACGCGGGTCGGCAAAGAACGCTCGCCCATGCTTGAACCACAGCTCATCCCGCCGCCGCGCGAAGCGCTTGCCGTCGCGCGCGCCGGTACCGGAGTTGAAATGCACCACCGTCACGCCCTGCTCGGGCCGGTCGCGGAAGTGCCGCGTGAGCGTTTCCATCGCCCCGCGCCCGACGCCGTTGCTGTCGCCGACGATGAACCGCACCCGCCCGCGGTACTGCTCCACCACGTCCAGCGCCCGGTCGACCGCCATCAGCGTCACATCGTCCGGCCGGTCCGGCGGTAGCCATTCGTCGACCTCGCGGATGGCGAAGCCGAAACGCACCGCCAGCGCGTGCTTGTCGCTGGTGACGCCAAAGTCCAGCCCGATCACGCCCGGCGCGCGCAGGCAGTCCGGACCCGGCTGGCGCGTCATCGCCTCGTCCACCCAGTGCGCCTTGATCACCTGCGTCAGCGCGCTGGTCGGCTTCATGCCGCGCACGCGCACCTTGAACACGTCGTGTTCCTCGTCGCCGTCGCAGTCGGCCAGCAGTTCCTCCCAGTAGGCCGGGCGCACGAAACCGCGAAGGCGCGCTTCGTGCGTGCGCCCAGCCAGGTCCCGATAGCGCATGGTGTAGACCTGGCTGCGGTCCGACATCCGGCAATCGAGCGTGTGCACCGCGTAGCGGTCCACATGATCCATGTCGCGCGCGAACCAGCCGTCCGGGCGGGTCGGGTTGCCGCACGCCAGCAATCGCGCGCCTTCCTCCGACAAGGCACCCTGCAGCACTACGCGAATCGCATCGTCGACGCCGCTGGCTTCCTCGATCACCACCAGGATGCCGCCCGACTGGCCGCCCTCGCGATCCTCGCCGAACACCTGCGCCAGATCGCCAAAAGCGTCATCGTCATCCAGCGCGTGCGCCCCCTGCAGCGCCTCCGGTTCCTCGGCCCGCGCCGTGCGCGCCACCGTGATCCAGTCGCCGAAATCCGGGTTTCGATGCACCACCGCCGTGGCCTGGACCTCCCAGTCGGCCGCCAGCATCGGCCAATGCCGCTTCAGGCGCCGGTACATCTTGCGCACCTCGCCCCACAGCTGGCGCGAGAGCTGCTCGCCGGTCGGCGCTGTCACCACGCGCCGACTGAACTGGTGCGTCAGCGTGTGCCACCAGATCGCCACCGCCTGCGTGCGCGTCTTGCCCAGGCCGTGGCCCGATGGCGCCAGAACCTGCCGTTTCGGATTGCCGTCAGGCAAACCATGGAACGCGTACACCTCAGCCGGCGCATCGGCCAGGTCCAGCAGCATGTGCTGCTGGTACGGCATCAGCACCACCCGCAACGCCTCGGCGGCGAACAGCACCGGATCGACGCGCCACCGCAACAGCAGCCACGACAGCCGCGTCACATCGTCCGCCGTCGCGTTTGGCCACTGCCAGCGCCAGGCGGCCGCCTCGTCGGGCGTCATGCGGCGGGCTGGGAAAAGTGGCGCCGGGCCGTCCAGCGGGGAGGAGAGACCCGCTGCCAGAGCACCCGGCGCCGCGACATCAGGCGCAGGAGAGAACACCGTCACGTCGCTGCTCCGGATCGCCGCACGGGGACCACCCCAGACACCCATGCGCGATACCTGGCGGCCATCACTCGGCCACCTCCAAATTCAAAAAATCAAAATCGACTCTGTCGGGGTGGATAACCTGCGCGTTGCGGCCGCGGGGGGGGGTGGGGGTAGGGGGGGGCGCGCCAGCCGGCGCGCACCCGGCTGGCACGCTGCTGGACGAAGTGCCCGGCGCGCACCCAGCTGGCGCATTGCCCGCCGGCCTTGGTGCATCGACCGACAGCGGAATCTGCCCCGGCAGATCAACGGCCGGAACACCCTCAATCAGGCGGCCGGCTGATTCGCAATCAGCAGGTCGCGCGGCATCATCGCCAGCACTGGCGCCACGATCCTGCCGATCGTCCGACAACTGGCGCGCGACAGGCGCGCCGTGACCACCTGGCAGCCGCTCGAGTGCATCCGATAGCGGCGAACCGCTGGCCGATTCGCGGCCGTTCGTTGCCGGCGCAGCGGGTGCAATCTGTGCCCAGATTGCCAGCACCCGGTCACCATGCCCCGCGTGCATCATCATGCGGATGATTTCAGCCGCGCCGGCCATTGCCAGTTCGTCCGCCGTGCCGGCCGCAGCAGGGTGCCGATCCCTGACCGCCATGGCCATGCCCTGGCGAATCGCCTGATCCAGCAGCCGCCGCGACTCACTGAGCCCGCCTGCTGGCCGTCCTGCGCCCGGCCGTGCGCCGCCGTGCGTTGCCATCACTCACCGACCCCGTGCCGCTGTGATCCGCTGGGCAACGGCTGCGGCTGGCTCAAACGGGGCAGTCCTTGCCGCCCTCGACGCCACCCGGCGCCGCCCTCCGCTTGAAAACGCTTGATTCCCGCCACGCTGCCGCCCTTGCGCACCTGGTCTGACGGCACCTTAGCGTGAGCTTGAGACGATATCAAGAGCCACGACAGAGAATTTGACTCAGGTTTGGAATTACTACTCCAACCTAAATCACTTGGGACTCCCCAAGGGACCGTTTTTAGCTCCCTTAAGGACTCCCCAAGGGACTCCCTTAGAGAGTCCCTAAGGGACAGAAACCCCTTGCCATTAGTCGCGCGCTGTGAGACAATACTTCCGCGGTTGAAACAGCCGCCCATCCACGGACCCGATAGGCGGGACCGGGAGAACAGCCCGCAAGGGCAGGAGTTGAACAATGCACAGCGACCTCTACCAGGACGTGACCGACCGGATCATCGCCGCCCTCGAGGCCGGCACCGCGCCGTGGGTCAAGCCGTGGAACACCGCCAGCGGCTACAGCGGCATGCCGTGGAACCCAGCCAGCGGCACGCGCTACCGTGGCCTGAACGTGGCCCTGCTTTGGATGGCCGAGCACGAATGCGGCTACTCGGTGCCCGAATGGATGACCTACCGCCAAGCGCAGGAACGCGGCGGCCAGGTCCGCAAAGGCGAACGCGGCGCGAAAATCATCTTCTGGAAGAAACTCGACCCGGGCGGCGGCCAGGAAGCCGACGACGACAACGACGGCCCGCGGTTCGTGCTGCGTGGCTACACCGTGTTCAACGTGGCCCAGATCGACGGCATCGAGCCGACCACCGCAGCCGCCCCGGCGCCGGCCAACGCATGGCAGCCGCACGACCTCGCCGAGCGCCTGATCCAGCGCAGCGGCGCCGACATCCGCCACGGTGGAGACCGCGCCGCCTACGCGCCCATGCTCGACTACATCCGTCTGCCACGGCGCGACCAGTTTGCAGACGCTGGCGGCTACTACAGCACCGCCCTGCACGAGCTTGCGCACTGGACCGGCCACTCAACACGCTGCGCCCGCGACCTGTCCGGCCGATTCGGCGCGCACAAATACGCGGCCGAAGAACTGATCGCCGAAATCGCCAGCGCCTACACCTGCGCCGCGCTCGGTGTAGCAGGCCAGCTGCAGCACGCCGAATACATCGCACATTGGCTGCAAATCCTGCGCAACGACAAGCGCGCCATCTTCACCGCCGCCAGCCAGGCGCAACGCGCGGCAGACTACCTGCTGGCCTACAACCAGCCCGACGCGCAGCAGCAGCAAGCCGCGTAACGATCGACCACCCAGCGCCCCGGCATGGTGTCGGGGCGCGCAATCTGGAGCGAATAGACCATGCAAACAATCACCCTGCCCGACGGCTACAACGGCCACACCGTCACGCTCAACGCTGAGCCCGTCCGCCGCGAGCGCGGAATGGTCATGCTGACCGTACAAGGCCGGGAATGGCTCATCAAATGGGTAGCGCTGGACGTATACCAGCGCGAGCTTGCCAAGCAGTGCGCCAACCTCTAACCCACTGGAGTCACGACCATGAAACAACGCCCGGAGCTACACATACCGGCATGTCTGACCAACATCACAACACCGCCCCAGCAAAAGCAAAAACGCGAAAGCGCAGCCGTGAATGCTGCCCGCCGCGCTCTAAATAGAGCGCTCGAGGACGCCGCTTTAGAAATCGAAGCCCTGGCGCGAAACTTTCCATCTTGGGCGCCGGCGCTAAGCTCCGCATCGCAACGAGTCAGAGAGCGCAAACTGGAAACTGGCCAACTGAAACTCTAGGAGATAACCATGGGCGACAACAGAATCAGCATCTACGCCGGCCGGCCCCTGCAAGCCGTCCTGGACGGCCACGACAACCGCTCAGCGCGCGTCAACGCCATAGCCGAGCGGTACCTGTACATCCTCAACAAGGATCGCCTCGCATTCACTAAGCCCGAATGGCTAGCCCTGTGCCACGCCCTGCGCGACTATTGCGACGGCAGAGTGGACCTGCGCATCGCATGGGTCGAAATCGAGGAAAACGGGCACCAACTGAGCGAGCAGTGGGGCATAGACGGCCCCGCCCTGGCCCAGCGCCTGCGCGAGGCAACCGCCGGCCAACAAGTCGCCACCCTAGAAGTCGTGCAACGCGTCTGGCAACACGCCGACCTCTCCCCCGAAGTGGCCCTGCTCCCATCCGGCGCCCGCATCACCCCATGACCCGCCACCAACAAACCGTCGCCATCCTGCGCGCCCTGCGCCACGGCGCCACCCTGGCCGACCTGCAGACCGCCGTCGGCCTGAGTCGCGCCAGCGCCTACCGGGCACTGGCCGACCTGCAGCAGCTCGGCATAATCATCACCCGCCGCCCACCCGGCCGGGCCGCCGACAGCGCGGCACCCTACCAAGTCGCCGACTGGGGCATCATCAACCCCGACAAACTTTAGGGCAGGGCAGGGCGCCTCACCCAGACGGCCCCTGCCGCCGCAGCGCCGCACGCATCGCCTCCAGCGCCTCCTCGGCCGCCGCCAACCCCTCAGCCGACGGCGCCTGCGGCCGTGGCGGCAACCGTGGCGCCCGCGCCGGCGGAACCTCATCCGCCAGCCGGCCGCTGCGGATATCCTCCACCGCCGAATCCAACGCCTCACGCCACCGTAACCGCAACTGCTCATACGGCCGGCTGTGCAAATCGCGGCCCATCCGCACCGCCGCCCAGAAAACCGCCGGCTCGCTCCACTCATCCAGCCCATCGCGCCGCCGCTGCGACTCCCGCACCGCCTCGAAAAATGCCGCCTCATAATCCTGCGCTGCCCTGCACAGCGCCTTGAACTCAGGCAACGACGGCGGCCACGCGCATTGATCCAGCCGCTTCAACCCGCGCCGCAACTCCGCTTCCGACAACGACCCCAACTGCTGCGCCCAATGCGCCTTCAGCGCCTGCGGATCCACCTGCCCCCACTGATCCACAAACCGCTTGCCATAGTGGTGCAACAACACCTCGAACAGCCGCTCCACCCACCGAATCGGCAACGGCTCACACCTCGCGGAACTCACCGTCGATTGACTCATTGTTGCCGCCCGCTGCATCGCGGCCCGTGAGCGCGGCAGCGCGCTGCTCGCGCGCCGCATCCCAGCCCCTTGACCCCGCCCCATTGGCATCACCTCGACTGCGCAAAACCTTATCCAGATACCGCGCCGGCAGCGGCTCCGGCGCCGGCTTGTACTGCCGTGCCAGCTGCACCGCCTCCAGCAACTGCTCCACCGAAAACCCATCCGCCAACCAACCCAACAACACCGGATCAGTGCTGCTGACCCGCACCAACACACCCCGCAGCGCCTTCGCCATAAACCCGGCCGCCTTCGGCCAACCATCCGCCCCTGCCGGACTCCCTGAGGGACTCCCTGAGGGACCCCCTGAGGGACTCCCCGAGGGACCCCCCGATGGACTCCCTGCAGGACTCCCGGCAGGACTCCCGGCAGCACTTCCACCTGCACGGCCCGCCAACCGCCCCAGCGCCGCCCGCGCCTCACCCAGCCACGCATCCAACTGCGCCGTCGATGCCACGCGCCGGCCCCGCGCCCGATTGCCCGCCGCCGACCGCCGCTGATCATTAATCCGCCCGATCCACGCCGCCAGCGCCCGCTCAGCCACCACCGGGTGATACAACCGCCCATCACTGCACAACACCCACCCGTGCAGCGCCGCCGATCGCACCCGCCGCCACGTCCTCACATCCCGGCCCAGCTCCGCGAGTCGGGCGAGCGCCGCATCATCCGCCGGCAACGACGCCGCCGGCACCTGCCGAAAACTCTTGATCCACAGCGTCACCCCAGCCCGCCACGCCGTATCGTCCGCCCCCTGGTGGAACTGACTACCCAGCAACCGATCGATATCCAGCGGGAACCACTGCAACCCCGCCAAATCACACGCCGGCGGCACCAACGGCGGACAACTACCCCCGCGCATCGGTATCTCGGCCATTGGTCGTATAACACCCGTTGAAATCCAGCCCCTGCGGCGCTAACAACGCCACCAGCCGCTCGGCATCGGCCCTGGCAGGGAACGACAACCCCATCCACCACCGATACACCGTCGACCGGTCGCGCTGCAGCGTTGTCGCCACCAGGCGGCGCGTGCCCGCATCCGCCAACAACTCACGGAGAACCGTCATGGCCAAACTGCACCTCGTTCACTGTGCCCAAGCTCTTGAAATCAACAAAAAACCTTCCCATGCGTCCAGCGCACCAGCACTCGCGCTCGTCACGACAGCCGCATACCCTCCGGCCGCCAGCTCTCCACCCAACCACCAAGTCATGGCCCGCCCGCACTCCGCTCCCTACCTCGAAACCGACCCACCGGGCGCCACAATTCACCGTCTGCGCACACAACGCGGCTGGAGCCAGGCCGACCTGGCGCGACACTGCCGTCCGCCGCTGGACGCCAGCGCTATCAGCCGCCTCGAGCACAACGAAGGCTTCACCCAGGACAGCCTCGAGCGCGTCGCCGCCGCCCTTGGCATGCCGTACCAGGCCCTGTTCTACCCGCCGGAACTGGCCACCTACGGCCGCCTGCCGCCCGAAATCCGCAAACGGCTCGCCGACACCATCGCCGACGCCGCCGCGGCCTACGAAACGCGCAACCCCAAGCGCTGACCGCCCGCAACCGACCACCTGCCATGCCCTGACCGCATGCGCTGACCGCATGCGGTCAAAAAAACCGCCCCATCTGTTGCACTCAACGCACGACATGCGGTAAAACTCCGGCTCAGCTGTTGCACTCACCGCAACAGCCTACACAGCAGACCCACCGGAGGCAACCCGTGACCAAACGCGAAACACCACACCTCGCCGACACCCGGCGCCCGAACGAAACCGCCCCCCAGTACGCACCCGGCGACGAACAAGAACAAACACCACACGTGCCAGGCATGGGGCAGGGGCATGGGCAGCCAGCAAACCTCGCAGCCTATAAAGCCGAGCGCTGCGCCGAAGAATTCGCCCTGGCCCTGCTCGCCAACCCGCGCCTCGAGCAAATCATCGGCATCACCCGTACCGACCCGCTCGCCCTGGCGCAAACCCTGCACGACTACTGCTACCGCGCCGCCAGCGCGTGGCTCGCCGCCCAATCGGAGATCGGCCAATGATCATCTACGACATCGAATCCATCTGCCCCGTCGCCCCCAAGGACGACACCGAGCGCCTCGACGGCATCCACTACGCCGCCGGATGGACCGACTACACCGGCATGGGCATCGCCTGCATCGGCGCCTTCGACCTCGAAGCCGGCCAAAGCCGCGTCTTCGGCGGCACCCTCGACGAACTCGAGCGCTTCGCCGCCCTCGCCGCCGGCCGGCCCCTGATCGGCTGGAACAACCACCCCTTCGATGATCGGGTACTCGAAGCCCACGGCGTCGAAGTCATCGGCTCATGGGACCTCAAAGCCGCCCTCATCGCCGCCGGCTGCGGCGGACAGCGCAACAACAGCCTCGACGCCTTCGCCGCCGCCAACCTGGGACCCGGCCAGAGCAAACGCGGCCACGGCGCCATCGCTCCCATCTGGTGGCAGCGCGGCCTACGCGAGCGCGTCATCGACTACTGCCTGCAGGACGTCCACCTGACGCACCGCCTGCTGCAACACCTCACCCGCACCGGCGAACTCATCTCCCCCATCACCGGCAAACCCCTGCGCCCCGCCATCCCGCCGGAAATCCAATGCGCCGTCGAAGACCAACTGGCGGCCTGACAGGAGCCAACTCGATGAACGAGATTTCCCTGCGCGACTACCTAGCCATCCACGCGCCTGCAGAGCCGTGGCCGAGTTTCCAACCAGCGATCGAATACCCCCCCCTGGACATACCGTCGATCAATCCCGTCGGCAACAACGGCGAATACCCAACAGACGACGAACTGAAAGAACTCACCGCCTGGCGGATGGACGGCTACGACCCCGAGCCCGAGATTTCCGCGCGCTTCAGTTTTTGGATGGCCGCTTGGGCAGCGTATCACCAGAAACGGATAGGGCAGAGCAAAGAGTACGAGCTTGAACGCCGCGCCCAATGGCCCTGGTACTACGCCGACCAAGTTATCGCCCGGCGCCTGAAAGGAAGCACCTAGCCATGCACCGCCGCCTGATCCTCACCTGGCGCCTGTGGCGTTGCCGGCCCCTGCATTACCGCTGGCTGCCCGCCTGGCGGGTCGCCGGCCTCAAGAAACAGCTAACCCTTTTCTGATCATCAGGAGACACCCAAATGACCACCCCCCCAATCCATGCCGCAGACAACCAACACGCTGCCCTGCTGCAAAAACTCTGTGACCCAGACAATCCCGAACGGGCAACCCCATTCGGCATCGTCATCGGCTACGCCCCGGCCACCCGGTGGGACGCCGCCACCAACGGCCATCTAGTACTGGCATTCGACACCGGCACCTGCGATCGACGCGATCCCATATCACAAAAAGCCGAGCGCCTGATAGCCGACGCGCCGACTCCAACCCACACCTGCACCCTGGCCGCGCTGCGCGAGTGGGCCGGCACCGACGACGGCATCTACCGCGAGTGCGGCGGCGGCGGCTGGTCCCGCGACGCCACCACCTGTGACGAGTGCGACGGCGAGGGTGTCGTGTATTGCAACTACGACCACGAACACGACTGCCCAATGTGCGGCGGCACTGGAAAAAAGGGCGACAAATGCGGCGCCTGTGGCGGCCGGAAAGAGCGAAACATCGACGCAGCCTGGATCGGCGACTGCCCCGTCAACCGCTGCCTGCTGGCCAGCGTGATTCACGACCTGCCAGGCAATGACGTGCAGATCAGCTGGAGCGCCGAAAAAACCCTCAACACCGTCGCCGTGTACGGCCCCGGCTGGCGCCTGATCGTCGCAGGACTGCACATGCACATGCACATGCCGGCCGATGTCCCGCGGCTCGCCCTGACGCCAATCGAGGAAACCGCCCCATGAACACGCAGAAATCGACTAAGGCCGCCATCTTCTCGGCACCGATGGTGCGGGCGACCCTGGCCGGGCACAAGACGCAGACGCGGCGGATAGTAAACCGCGTGGCGCGCCTTGGCCCGGTAACGGACTTCGGGCCAAGCGACACCCGTGGATACGATTGGACGTTCCGCGACCGACAGTGCCGATGGCACGACGTGCGACATGCCAAGCTTCTTACGTATTGCCCCTACGGCAGGGTAGGCGACCTACTGCGGGTTCGAGAAACCTGGAAATACGCGGACTGGACTGAAGACGGCCTCCCATTCATCGGCTATCGCGCTGACAACGCGCAGCGGCTTATCGAAAGAATCCCTGATGACTGGAGCGACAAACTCAGCAACATCTGGGCCGACCTGTCGGACCCCGCAAACTACGCAATCGACAACCGCGCCGCCGACCGCCGTTGGCGCCCGGCCATCCACATGCCTCATTGGGCCTCGCGCCTGGCACTGCGCATCACCGACGTGCGCGTGCAACGGTTACACGACATCAGCGATGACGACGTAGCGGCAGAAGGCATAGAGCCAATCGGAAATGGCTGCGGTATGGTGGATCGCGAAAAAAGCAGGGCATACACCACATTGCACGGGGCATTCGCGACGTTGTGGAGCGATACCTACGGCATCGACTCATGGAATTCCAACCCAGTTGTCTGGGCGCTCTCATTCGAAGTGTTGCGGCCAACATTGAAGACATAAGCGGCAGCCAACAACCAATCGAGGAAACCGCCCCATGAGACGCGCAAACACCGGCACCATCATCACTGCCCTGCGCATTCTGGCCGACGAACTGGACGACGAAATGATCACCGAAGACGGAGTGGCCAGCGCCGCAATCCGCGAAGCCGCCGCGCGGCTGGACGAACTACAAGGCGAAATAAAAAAGCCGTGTGTCTGGACGCGCGGAGAAGGGTACGCCGACACCTACAGCGCCGCCTGTGGTTACAGCATCTCATACGGCGACGGCGGCCCGCGAAAAAACGGCACCAACTACTGCCCGCGCTGCGGCGGGCGCGTCAAAGTAAACAGGAAATAAGGAAGCACTGCCATGAACCGCAGCGGATACCAAGACGACGACGACATCTGGGCCATAATCCGTTGGCGAGGCTGCGTGCAATCAGCAATCCGTGGCCGGCGGGGCCAGCGCCTACTGCGCGAACTGGCCGAAGCCATGGACGCGATGCCGAACAAGCGCCTGATCGCCGGCGCCCTGACGCGTAGTGGCGACTACTGCGCCCTGGGCGTAGTCGGCGCCGCGCGCGGCATCCCGCTGGACCACCTGGACCCGGAAGAAAGCGAACACGTCGCCAAAGCACTCGACATCGCCGACGCACTCGCCCGCGAAATCGCCTACCAAAACGACGAAGGGGTCCTTCACTACTGGGACGAAACCCCAGAAGCGCGCTGGCGCCGCATGCGAGCGTGGGTACAGGACCAACTGCAAAACGCTGAGGTAAGCCCATGACCCACCACAGCCCCACCCAAATCGCCGCCCTGCTGGGCGTCAGCCGCGCCTTCATCTATCGTGAAATCACCCGCGGCGCCCTCAAGGCGAGCCGGCTCGGGGCCGGCCGCGGCGTCCTGCGCATCAGCGACGCGCAACTGCAAGCCTATCTGACCACCCACCAGGAGCACACCCCATGTCCCGCCCCGTCAAACTCCCGTCCGGCCGATGGACCATCACAGTTCAGGACAAGCGCCGAAATATCCCGCGCACTAAGCGCAACTTTGCCACCCGCGCCGAATGCCTCGCGTGGGAAAAAGCCGTCCGCCAGGGCCACTTCCAGGCCCTCATCGGCCAGCAGCCCGCCCGCGCCACCGGTGAAGCACTGACCCGCTACCTGCGGGAAATCACCGCCCACAAAAAACACCCGCGCCACGACCACAGCCACATCACCGCCCTGCGCTGGCCGGCGTGGGATACCGACCGGCGCCGCTGGCTGCGGCTCGAAGACCTGCCCCTGCACGACCTGCCGGCCGGCCTTGCCCTGTGGACCGCCGACATGCGCCGCGTCGCCCGGCGCGCCTACCACGGCGGCCAGCACTACCACCAGTGGCGCCAGGACGACGGCACCCTGGCTTGGTACCACCAGCCCCACCCATCGCACGGCGAGCGCCCCCAGCCACGCCAGCGCCTCACCGACCCGGCCCTCATCGCCGCCATCGAAGCCGGCCAGCCGCGCGGACCCTTCGACAGCGGCACCCTGCGCCACCGGCAGATCCTCATCAAACACCTGCTGCGCATCGCCTGGCGCAACTGGGGCTGGATCGACCAGGACCTGGCCGGCAAAATCACCCTCGACAAACCCAGCGCCGCCCGCGACGCCTTCCTCGACGCCGACCAGCTCAGCCGCCTCATCGACGCCTTCGCCGCCGGCGATCCCGACGCCGCCGACCTCATCACCGCCGCCGCCCTCATCGGCTGGCGGCGCAGCAACATCACCTACCTCACCTGGGACACCGTGCGCCTACCCAGCGCCCCCGGCGCCCCCGACGGCCACTTCTGGACCACCCGCGAGACCACCAAAAACGGCGAACCCCTCACCGCGCCCATGGGCCCGCAGCTCGAAGCCCTGTTCGCGCGCCGCTGGGAGCGCCGCAACGGCCCCTACGTCCTGCACCGCGGCAACGGCGACCCCTGGACCGAATTCAAACGCCGCTGGACCACCGCCAAACGCAAAGCCGGCATCGATCCCGCCTTCCGCTTCCACGACCTGCGCCACACCTGGGCCAGCCACAAAATCCAGGCCGGCATCCCCGACGCCCACCTGCAACAACTCGGCGGCTGGAAAACCCCCAGCATGGTGCGCCGCTACGCACACCTGCGCATCGAGCACCTGCGCTCCAGCGCCAGCTAA